ACACGCGGTAAGGCTGACCGAAAGGACTAAGGCCAGACCTACCGCGATAGGTTTCCGAGTCACTTCCCCTGTAACCCGAATGCTGAATCTTTAGGGTTAAGCCAGCGTAGAACGACAGGTAGAACAGCGGCTGCGCCAGCTGTAAGAATCGCTTTAGGATCTGTCACTCCCGCCATGTAAACAGCTATCGACGCAGCTAAGAAGCTACGCGCCCAGCTTGCCGCTAATGCTTTTAAGTTTTCCATTCTTCTTCTCCTTTATCTTCGGCTTCGCTGCCGATTGAGTAGGTAGTTCGACGATTGGATAATCGCCAGCGTAAGCCACGAACTTAGGACGTCCGAACCCTACGACTTCTTTACCGCTCCCGAATGCCCGCTCTTTAATCATGACCATGCCGCCGTTACGTTGGTCGCCGCTACCGCTCGTGTTGCCTTCGATAGTAATAACAGTCTTCGCTTTAACTCCGACGACTATTCCGATGTGGCTAATACGATCGACGCCATCGTGTGGGAAGTCCATAAATGCGAGATCGCCTATCTTCGGCTCTGTCTCTACCCAGCGGCTTACTTCTTTAAGCTTATGCGCTCCCGCAGCTGTTGAGACCATCGATGGAAGCTTTACGCCCGCTTCGTGGAATACCCAGTTACAGAATGATCCACACCATGGCAGACCATCGGCCTTAGTAAACTTTCCGTACTTCGTTAAGTTATCCCCTTCTTCAACCGTACCGACTTCTTTGAGTGCCACTTCTACAACCGCCGCAGCTGTTCCGATTGGATAAGTCATAGACCTAAAGCCCTAAGATCGTCAGTCGTAAGTCCAAGCGCAGCTAATTTAGCTTCGGCTGCTTCTTTAGCTGCTTCTGCCGCTTGTCGCGCTTGCAACCTTTCCGCTCCCAATTCCATGTCTTTTTTATACTGAGCGAACTCGGCGTCCGTCATTTCGCGAATAACAATTTCGCCTGTAGTCGCGTTATGATCTTGAGTAGTTGGATTATTTGCCATTTTAATTTACTCCAAATAGTGTGTAAGTTCCGCCCGAGAATGAAGTTCCGCCATCTAAGAAGAACTGTATCGACGAGATTGCAGACGTGGACTTGTAATTGGCCCAGATTAATTCATTCGCTCCACCCGAATCTCTGCACCATTGGAACTGCACAGGTCGCGCGGAAGCTGTCGTCGAATAAAAAGGCAGTCGCAATAAAAAGAAGCCATTTTGATCTGCGCTTGTAATTATTCCGTTATAAGTATTTATACTCGTTGAGGCTGTTGTTCCAGTTATTGTTGGACTTTGACCACTATTTGCAAGTTGTCGAGAATAATTTGCACCAGTATCGCTATTAAATCTAATGTTAATAATGTTTGCGCCAGTGCCGTAAGGATCTGTAACCCATAGTTCTAGATGTTTATAGCTGCCTGAAATGCTGCTAATGCTTGGCGTTAATCCTGAAAGTGTTCCAGTGGCTAGCTGTGTCATCGAGCCGCTGGAAGCTGTCGCCCATGCTAAACCCGTCGCAGCTGTTGAATCGGCTGTAAGGATTTGACCATTCGTTCCGACTGCTAATCGCGCGGGAGTGTCTGCCGCTGTTGCAGCGATGAGATCTCCCTTGGCGTCTACGATTGCGTTCTGAATTGCATTCGAGTCATCTTGCGCGACCCAGACGAAGTCCATGTCTGTGTTCGAGTTCTTCGCTAGAACTTGTCCAGACGTTCCGCCTTTAAGATCGAGTAAAGACGCGTCTATCGAATCTCCAAGTGTCTCGATGGCTGTCGCTCCATCTTTTACCAAGTCGGTCGATGTTGGAACTACCCAGCCGAAGTTAGGTGTAGTCGTTGCCATGTTTTCCTCTCTATGCGACCACTGTCGCGTCTAACCATTGAAGTGTAGGGCTTAGAGTGTTCCAAGCCTCGGAAGCTGGGACGTCATTCCAGCGGAACGCGTCGAGCGAGTAAGCCACTGGAGTAACGTAAAGATCTATAGCTAGAGAATTATAACCAGCCGAGAATCGCCAGCCCTCGACGAATCCCTGAAAGTTTAGGCCCATGTTTATAGGTAAGTCTGAGATGTTTACTGGCATTCCCATAAAGACGCCTATAAGAGAATTACGATCCGAGTCGCTTACGTTAGGACTTCCCAGCGGGTAGCGAATGGACTCGAAGTTCGCCCGCGGATAGGCGCGCAGAGCTAAATAGAAGTCCGCTTGGGTCGTGGCGTCTGCTCCGTTCTCCAGCGATGTAAGAATGTTCTGGGCTAAAGATCCGTAAGTTACTATAGAAGCGGCTTCGGTGGCTGTCACTTGCGCCCCATTTTTATAAGTTATCGTCACTTCATTACGGACATCTCCAGCTCTAGTCGATGTCTGTAAGCCACTGGAATAAGCGTCTAAAGCTGAAAGATCGACGTAACCATTCGTCGCTAGATACTGTCCGCGATGAGTTGAGTCCGCGTAACCGATTCGGCCCGATGAATCTTCATAGATGTAACCAAGTCCAGAAGTGGCTAAAGCTGCGACTAAAGAATAAGCGTCTGTAACGGAAGCAGTCCTAGCGTGAAGTTCATAATTACCCGCCCGATCTATCTCACCCAGTCCGCTATTCTCTGCGTCGTTCCACTGTGTCGTCGGATCATAACTAGCCCAGCTAAGAGCTGCGGGAACTTCATTCCAAGATCCGAAGAGAATGCCATCGAGTACGTCGTAAATCTGATTCCCGTCGAAGTCTTTCGATAACACTCCTTCCGTTAATACTTTAGGCAGCCGCGAAAGTGCGCCTAAAGCCGTAACAGTAGTCGTCTGAACTAACCCGCCAGTTCCCGATCTTTCGATAGTTGTAAGAATGTCGCTTACACTGCCGCCGAAGATAGCTACTGGAGTAGCTGTAGAGTTTTGCACGTAAACAGTTAGCGCGGAATTAATCCCTACAGTAATCGGAGTGTCGTCTAAGTTAAGAATAGATAAACTGCAATAGCCCGCGACCGCTTGCTGATAGATGTCTCGCCGACCAGATTCAATAGTAAGATTCGCTAGAGTTAGATTCTTATACTCGACTCCATCGATTAGAACGCTCCAGACTGGAGTCCATAGGGTCATAGTACGAGTAACCCGCCGCCGCCAGTGCCGCGAGCTTGCGACTTATTAAGTAGGTCGATAACTGTTCTCGCTGCAGATTCTGGATCTCCGACTACGCCCATGTTAACCGTTACGTTAGCCCTAGCTGCCGCATTAGATTCGCGCTCTGCTCGGAGTCTGGCTGTCTCTGCTTTTAACTCTTCGCGTCGTAAGATTGCCGCTTGCATGGCTGGAGAATAAGCAGATAGCGGCGCGCCCGTAAAAGTAGGAGAAGCTGCCGATGGAGCGAATGTACCGCCACCGCCACCGAAGCCGCCGCCAGTGTCTACAGTTACTTCGCCGCCGCTAGGCTCAACTGAGACGCTTGCTCTTAATCCTTTACTATTATCATCGAATAGGTTAGTAATAGGATTATTCTTAATTAGATCTATAACTCTCTTCGCGCCATTGTAAATCGAAGTCAATAGGGACACGAACTTGGAGAATGCTGTAACAAGGCCGCCGACGATTAAGCCGATTCCTTCAAGTGCAAGCTTGAACGCACCACCAAGAAGCGGAGCTAGATTATCTTTCGTGAAAGTCCAGATAGCCTTAAACAGTGCAAGAAGCGGAGCAAGTTCGTCTGAGTTGGCAGAGACCGCGTTCTTAATTGTAGTGAAAGCAGCTCCTAAGCCTTTAAGAGCTGGGCCGAAGATTGCGCCTAGAGCTGGGATTAACTCGTTCGCGAAGAAGTTAAAGAACGATCTTACGATAGGCAGTAGATCATCGCGGATAACCTTAAAGATAGCCGTAAACGCTGGCCCTAGCGTTACGGATAATCCAGAAGCTAAGTTCTGAATAGCTGGGATTCCCTTATCGACGAAGCTAGAGATTAAGGGAGTAATCGCGTCAAGAACGTAAGAACCTACAGTCTCTTTCGCTTCATCGAATGCAACAGTAAGACGAGCCATCTTTCCTTGGAACGTGTCGGCTTGTTTAGAAGCTTGTCCCTCGAAGGTCTTAGCTAAAGAAGCTGTAATCTGCTCCATCGACATGGTCTTTAATTGAGCAGAAGATAGTCCTACGCCTAACTTACCCAGAGCTGCCGTATTACCTTCAGCGGCCTTGGCCATCGCGTTCGTAACTGCTTCGAGCGACTTTCCACTTCCAGCGGCGACATCTATCGCGACAGACTGAAGTTCTTGCGCTTTAGTAATGTCCTTAGTAGCGCGAATTAGTCGATCTAGCGATGGACGAAGCTCGTCGTCTGTTCTTCCCGTAAGAAGCGACGTCTTAGTTATCTGATCTTCTATCGCTTTAATCTGGGCGTCTGTTGCGCCCGTTACGTTCTCTAATGTAGTCGCGAGCTTAGCCTGAGCTGCTTCGTCTGCGATGGCTGACTTAACGCCATCTATAAGAAGCTTTCCAGCATAGGCCGCGGCTGCCACTGTTGCAGCTGCGAAAGCTGCGGCGGCTACCTTTCCGAACTTGCCTATCTTGCTAGAGAAGCCTTCGACTTCATTCTGCGCGCCTTTAACGCCCTTCTTTAATTCGTCGAAGTCGGCGTCGAAAGTAATCT